ATCCAGCGGATCGCGTGGCTAAGGTTGAGCAGCGCCTTCAGGCCGAGGAGGTCATACTTGACCGCCCCCACCGCCTGAACGCTGTCGGCTGTGTACTGGGTGACGAGGTGATCCTTAACGCGGGTCATGGGGATGACCTCCCCGACCGGCTGGTTCATGATGATGTGAGCGCAAGGGTGGCGGCTTTTATTGCGAGCCAGGCCGAGCAGCTTGACGACCAGCGCCCACTCGCGCGGGTAGCGCTGGGAGTAAGCCTTGAGTGCCGGATCGGTCTCTATGGCGCCCGGCACCCACGAGTCGCCGTCGCCGTACCCGAATACGTAGTTGTAGTCAGACACCCCCTGCGGGGGCTCCTCGATCCTCTTGGTCGTCTCCTCGATCTCGGGGTGGACGCGGCCGTACAGCGCGCGGTGGACGTCCTTGATCGACGACTTCAGCTTCAGCAGGGTGTCCGTGGACACCTGGGCGAAGCAGGCCCCGAAGCGCTTCTCCATCCAGCCGCCGGGCTCCAGCAGCCAGGATCGGTCCGGTAGGTCCTGGTCGATGTCGGGCAGCTTGCCGGAGTCCTTAGACAGGAAGCGGTCTATCGACAGCTTGTACCGGATGGGGTCAGCATGGGTGATGCCCAGCAGGTACGCCAGCAGCGTGCCGGCGGCCGAACCGCGGCCGGGGCCGGTCAGCTCGCCCCTGGCGGCGTATTCCCGGCAGATCTCCTCGATCGGGAAGAAGTACGGCAGCATGTCCAGTTCGACCTTGTTGCCGTCCGAGTCCTTGACCCTAGCCTTCGAGAACAGGTTGATCTCGTAGGCCAGACGCCGGACGTACTCGGGCTTGTCCCACTGCATCCGGCCGTGCCTGGCGATGAGCTCGCTAGTCCTATCCACGGTGTCGCCGGGGTAGAAGGCGGTGGGCAGCAGCGGTGCCGAGGGGAACCGGAAGTCCTTGAAGCCGGAGGCCCACTGGCGGGAGTTCTCCACCCACTCCTCGAACTCGGCCTCCCGGATGCCCAAGGTGTCACGGAGGATGCCAAGAGCCTCGTCCGAGCCCATCCGGTGGTAGGACTCGGCGAAGCGCCAGGCGCCGTGCTGGCCGAGCCGGATGTCCTGCACCGGCTTCTCCTCCGGGTGGGCAAAATGCGAGTCGTCACTGACGAGGATGCGGTCGCCGTGCCGTCGGGCAAGCTCCAGGACGAACTGGTTGCACCCCCGCTGGACGTCGCCGTCCTGGGCCCAGGAGCACGGCTCGTTGTCCAGGAAGCCCTCGATCGCCTCCACCGACTGGAGCTCGAAGTCGGCAACCTCGGCCCAGGTCTGGCGGTTCTTGACGGCGACCAGCCGTCGGTGCTGGCAGCCCTTGCGGGCCCAGGCCTCGGCGAGGTCGAGCGCCGACATCTCTCCCCGATCCGTCCTGACCCACTTCTCGAAGTGATACTTGAGCTTCTGGCCGCTGGTGGCGACCAGGAACACGCTCTTGACCCAGTTGGAGCGGGCCCGGTGCGGGAAGATCTCCACGAACCAGTTCTCGGGCCCGACGATCGAGCGCAGCCGGTCGTAATAGAGCTCGGCCATCTCGGGGGAGTTCTTGGTCAGCAGGTGCCGCTGAACCATCCCGATGAGGCAGCTGGACCCGAAGGTCGCGCCGCCGGCAGCGATCTCCTCCAGGTCTCGCCAGGAGAAGATCGGCTTGCGCTCTCCGCCGTGCCGCTCGGCGTGCAGGTCGGCCTTCGTGAGGATCCGCACCGCGGCCTGGTAGGCGGCGTACTTGCGGAAGTGCATCGTGAGGTGGCCGTACTTGTACCAAGTCTCCCGGAAGGTCTTCCGACGGAGGCCGTCAGCCCTGTCGTGCTCGCAGCGTGGGCCATCGGCCTTCCAGGCGTCACCGCAGCGAACGCAGACCGTCTCCTCCTGGCGGGGAACATTGGCGGCCAGGAGGATGGGGCAGTCGTCATCGCGGTGATACGCCTCCAGGCCGAGGATCGGCTGGAGGCCGGCGGCGCGGGACTGATCGTAGACGTCCTTGCAAGCGGCGAGCGTCCCGTGGTCGGTGACGACCGAGTGGCCAGTGTCTAGCTCCTTCTCTCTGGCGATGAAGGTGGCGATGGTGGAGGCGGAGTCGAGGGATTTCTGGTGAACGTGTGGGCTTACGTAGTTGAGCATCACGCGAAGGTGTTAGCTTGAACCTACCTTCGGTAATCCATCAGACTTAATAGTTGAAGTTATTTGGATATCAATAGGTATTTCGTATTTGCTAATTAAAGTCAGCGCAACGGCACAGTCGGGGCATTGATGCCGAGTTGGTTGTTCTATAACTCTACCAACTACAACCGAAGAGAGTCGCTCTTTGAAGTCTTGTTGACGCTGGAGATCGGCAGCGGTTTCGTGAAGATCGCCAATTACGGAATCACTCGGCAAGCTCTAACTCCTCTCGGATCTCGGCGAGTGTCTTGTCGCGCAGCTGGGTCGCCTCTTCGACGGAGAGGCGAAGCATGGAAGCGATCCCTCGTGGAACCGGCTGGGTCGGATCGAGGTCGGGAGGATCTCGCTTCTCCAGGCAGGTGCGCAGTGAGTCGCCGAAGCGAGGCGCAGCGATGAAATCGGGATCCTCGGCAGCTCTCTGTCGTAGGTCTATCTTGCTCATTTCCAGAACTCCCACCAGCGACGACCGCTCTTGATGTCGGCCAGCGCCTTGATCACGATATCGTGCATTCGCGCAGCCTCGATCGGATCATCGTACTTACCTGAACCAAGTTGCCGTCCCCACCCTTGGAGCTTGCGAGCGATCGTTCGCCGAAGGTCTTCGACCTTCTGGGTGCGGCGGATCCGCAAAGGGATATGCTTGCCGTGGAACCGAAAGTCCACCATCAGATCCCCTCGAATCGCCGCACCACGGCGTCCAGTGTCCTGTCCTTGTCCTGGGCCTGGCCGACCTTGATCATGCGGAAATCGCCGGCCATGAAGCCCTCGACCGACTCCCACAGGACCATGGCGCACTGCCCCGAGAGCTTGCCCAGCGACACGGCGTACCCGTCCGGCGGGACCAGCATCCCGTTGCCGATCAGGGTCTCGCCGGTCCCCAGCTCGGAGACGTAGGCCCGGTGGGTGTGGCCGTGGATGAACAGCTTGCACGGCGGCTTGCGGTTGGCCCGAAAGCCGTCGTTCAGCTCGTGGATCTGGGCCTCCAGGCGGGAGATGTCGATCGACTTGCTGGGCTGGCCCGGGTTGAGGACCGTGTCGCCGTGGGTGCCGAAGCCCCACTCGCCGAACGACTGCCAGGTGTAGTACGGCTGCTTGTGCAGGTGGAACTTGACGTTCTGCAGGTGCCCCAGCGCCTGCTTGACCGAGAAGTAAACGACGGTCTCCAGCGAGTCCCACTTCTGGTTCGTGGCTCGGCCGGGGTGGCGGCTCGTGAAACGCCCGTGGTTGCCGGTGGCGCAGAAGACGTTGACCTCGCGCCAGCGGGCCGCCTGGTAGGCGATCCCCTGCGTCAGGTAGGAGATGGCCGCCATGGCCTGCCGCGCCAGCTCCACCCCGTCCCTGGGGTCGTGGAGCTGGTTCTGGACGATGTCGCCGAGGAGGTGGACGTTCAGGACGGAGTCGTCGCGGTACTGCGGCTTGTAGTCCGCCGTCTGCACCATGACGTGCCCGAAGCGGCGGGCCTCCTCCCCGGGCCCGTACCGGACCGGCAGCTCCTGGCCGTCCAGGTCCGCGCCGAAGTGCAGGTCGGACAGCATCAGGTTCACGGCCCTCTTGTGGGGCGACCTCTTCTTGGCGGATGGCGTCGTGCGGACCACGATCTTGTCGCGAAAGACGGCCTTGGCCAGGCGCTCCAGCTCCCCGAGGAAGGAGGACTCACGCGCTCGTTCCTGGGCCAGGGCGCGGTCCAGGGATGAGGCCTTTCGGCCGGCCAGCAGGCCAGCTTCCTGCTCGTGGGCCGCCGCCGCCCTGGATAGACCTACGGCGCGGGCCGCCCCCTTCGGGGCCGCCTCGGCCGCCAGTATGGCCGCCGCCTCGGCCATGTAGAGCTCGGCCGTCTTCCTGCTGCTGTGCAGCTCGTAGCGCAGCAGGCTGGCGGCGTCCGGCGTCTGGCTCTGGATGAGTTGCTTGGCTCTCTCGACGCCCTTATTAGGCATCGGCGACCTCACCGATGGGGTCGACGCAAGCCAGGATGCGATACTTGCCGACGAGATCGCCGACCTTGGCGCCCACGAGCGGCCTGGCATCGGAGGCGCGGACCAGCTGGGGGCCGAACACCGGCCCCTCCTCTACCTGCAGCGAGACGATCGACCTCTCGCCCACCTCCAGCGAGGTGGCGTGGGTGCCCGCCGCGAGCATCGCCTCGATCTTCGAGGAGATCTCCGCCCGCCGCTTGTCGGCGGTCTTGGCGGCGAACTCGTTGACCATAGCCTGGACCATCTCGACGCCCTCTCGGTCGATCCAGGCCCGCTGGATCGAGTCCATGTAGGCGACCCTAGCGTTGAGCTGACTCACCACGCTGTGAAGGTCCGCTAGCTCGCGCTCCAGACCAGAAAGGCGCTCTCCTACCGATTTGCTCATTAGTTCTCCGTTTAGCGTTCCGTGTTTCCCGACGAGCTAGCCGCACCAGTCCTGACTTTCTCAAAGGATGTGCTCCCCATCTGCGACGCCACTGAGGCCTGAGCCATCGTGACGTGGTGCATCGCTCCAGGGGACGGCATGGGTTGCCCACCGCGGCGGAGCATCTTCATGTCGCGGGGCTTCTGCTTCTCGACCTTCGGCTGCCTCTTCTGTGGCTGCGCCGATGGCTCCTCGTTGTCGAACCCCGCGTCGTCGTCTTCCTCGGGATCCTGTGGGGGTAGCGGCAAGGATGGGGGTGGCACCTGGCGGTAACCACCTCTCAGGAGGTTACGGAGCGCGGGCAGCATCTCCGCCAGCTCGCGGACCCCGGCGAGATCAGCCTCCGGGATAGCAGGCGGTGCTGGGGGAGCGACCTCCTTCGGCGCGACGCCCATCAGCTTGTCCATTTCTTCTTGAAGACGATCGGCCACGATTGCCGAGATGTACGATAGGGCCTGGTGGTCGTCGAGATCTACGGAGGAGGCCAGGTCGGCCGCTAGGGCCGCCCGGCAGGCGATGGCGGCTCGTAGCCTGTCATCCGCCTTGGACAGATCCAGGGCGGGCTCGCGGCAGCTGCAAGAGCAATCGCGAGACGAGCACCGGCGGTGACCTCCGCTCGGATCGGACATGATCGCCTCCGAGCACTCGCCGCAAGGTCCTCGCTCATCTTCGCTCATGGTCGGACGGTAGCGGGCCGGACCGCCCACTCTACCCCGAGCAGATGCCGCCCTTCGTAAGCTCGCACACCTCGCCCTGCTCGAATACGACCTCGGGCCCCCTCTCGATCGCCACCTCGTAGGGCACGGCCGTCATGGGCTGGCCCGACTGAGCGCCGTCCGGGTAGACGGTGATACCGCGCAGGTGCGGGAGGTACTTGAGTAGCATCTCGCCGAACCACTGGACCTCGCCCTCGTTGTTGTTCGGGCTGCCCCACTGCGGCATGTTGAGGGTGCTGCTGATGCCGTGATCGACGTAGCGCTGGACCCACGCCTGGAACGCCACCCGGCGTTCGATGCCCTCCCTGGACTCCGCCAGGGTGTACGCCGACTCCACGCTCTTGGGGTCGGCGCCGCCGTCGATGAGCCGGCGGGCGACCGGGTCCACGACGTACTGGGCCCACGTCTCGTCGCCCTTCTTGACCCGGCGCTTGTAGGCGACGGCTAGGATCGGCTCGATGCCGCTGGTGGTCTCCGCCACGATGGAGATCGTGCCAGTGGGGGCCACGGCGCGAGTCTTGACCGGCCTGGAGATGCCCCAGGCGTCGGCGTAGCGGTGGGCGATCTCGGTGCTCCGGGCATAGACCTCCAGCCACCGGCCGAGCTCGGCGTTCGGGCCGTAGTGCAGGCCGCGCTTGATGAGCCACTCGTGGATCCCCATCAAGCCCAGCCCGAGGCGCCGGTTCTTCTCGCGGACCGGCCCGACATCGGCGTACGGGAGGTCGCCGTAGACCGAGCCGGCCAGCAAGAACACCGTTCCGCTCTCCACGGCCTCGGCGAACTCGTCGATCGTGTCGCACTCCCCAAGGTTGATGGAACCAATGTTGCAGATGTCGTCGGGATCGGCCGACGTCAGCTCGGTGCAAGCGTTGCGAAGCCACTCCCTGGCGTTCTTGCCGCGATCAACCGATAGGCCGACGTTACCTCGCTCCATGGCGTCGCGGATCACGGCCCAGTAGACGCGACGAGCGACGTCGCCAGACAGCAGGTCGTCCCCCATCCCCCACGTCCGGCCGCGAGCCTCCAGGCGGATGTCGCCCATCGGGCGATCCGCGCCGGCCATCGCCTCGAAGAAGGCGTCGTCCAGGCAGACCGAGTGGTTCGTGTAGTCCATCGGACCTGGCGAGTTGAAGTCGCGGGCCTTGGCCGCCCGCACCTCCTCGGACCAGTTCTTGACCTCGACGAACGGCATCACGTCCTCGTGCCACCAGTGCAGGCCGGCCCAAAGGGCCGCCCGGCGGTCACCGCCCTGGCGGACGGTGCGGGCGGCCTCGTTGATGCCTACTGCCAGGTTCAGCGGGCCGCCGGCGGTGCCGCCTCCCCTGCCGAGTGGCGCCCCCTTGGGGCGGATGAGGGAGTAGACCGAGCCGATGCCGGCCCCAGTGGACAGCCCCATGACGTGCTTGTAGTAATGCTCGGCCCAGCCCTCGCGGGAGTCCTTCGCCAGGCACATCAGGCAGTTGGCGACCTGATGCAGCGGCCTGCCGGCCGAGTAGAGGTATCGGCCGCCAGGCATGAATCGGCGACGCAGCATGAGGCGCTTCACCGCAGCCCGAGCGCCGGCGGCGCCTCTGCGATCGATAACCGGAGAGAACACCTCCGTCGGAACTCGCCTGCATGTATCCGGCCATTCCTCCGTCTTATTGAAGGAATACCGCTCCTTATACACGCGACGCGCGTAATCACTCCACTCTCGCATCCTGCTACTCCTAGGGGTTCAAGATCAGGAAGGCATCGCCCAGGCAGATGGCGTCGGCCGCGTCCGCCTGGGTCTTCTTTAGGTTCAGCTTGTGGCGGGCGTTGACCCAGTCCACCGAGGCGTGCTTGATGGTCCGCTTCCCGGAGATGCCGGCCTCCGCCTTGGCTGCTGATAGTTCGGCCGGTGTAGGATTCCGACCTAGCTTGTCCTTGATTTTTCTCTTGACTTGCGACAGGATCTTGTTCTGCGCCCTGTCGGCCTTAGACAACCCCAAGCCGATCGCCGCCCGCCACTGCCTGCTCTGCAGGTAGGAGACGCTCGCTCGGCCGGGGACCTGTTCTAGCAGCTGCAGCAGAGCCAAGTGCTCCCACTCCAAGAATTTCTGGGAGCGCTGCCCGGAGCGGCCACCGATGTTGGTTTCCTCCAGCACGATGGCGTCTGGCCGGGAGGAGACGACACGCTCGTAGGTCCGTCTCGCGGCGTGAGCCGTCTTGTCGACGAGGTCGTAAGGGGGAAGTGAGGAGGTCTCGGAGTGACCGTCGATCTGACCGAACGAATCGAGCTGTCCCTCTATGAAGAGGGCCCACCCGGTCATCGTGGCTAGGTCTACAGCCAGTAGGCGGCGCTGCGACACACCAAAAGCTAGCTGGATGGCTAGTTCTTAGTGTTCAGTGGCGAGTTCGGATGACTGCCGACCTTGAACTCGAAGTCTTTCACGGACTTCTCGACAGCCTTCTGCTCGACAGCCTTGTTGGAAGGACGAGGCTCGGTCGGCTTGCCGGCCAGCGCGTCGGCGTTCGTGCCGCCGAATTTGTCGGTGACGCCAGGCTCCAGCGTCTTGCCTTCTTCTTCCGAAAAATCCCCCACCGACTTTCCCATCTCCTTAAGACGGCGTCGAATTCGGGCGGCCTTGGCGTCGATGCGCTTGAATGCAGTTCGATACTGGACCATCGCTGTGGCCATCTGCTCTCGGAGGTTCTTGACGTCCGCGTCGCCCTTCAGGCGCTCCTGCCAGTTGATGCGGTCGAGCGGCAGCTGCTTTAGCATACCCCGCAGCACCTCTTCGGGAGCCGCGTTGACGGTCGAGCAGAACTCGTCATCGGCGATCAGCTTGGCTTCCTTGTCGATCGGGGACTTCTTCCCCTTGCCGCGCCCCACGCTACGCCGCCCTACTGGTGGTGGAAGTGGCGGAGGCCGAAGCATCCTTGCGGGGCTTGCCCTTGTCGGCGCGGGGCTTGCGCTGGGCCGGCTCGGCGTGAGCGACCTTGTAGCCGACGATCGACGGCATGCCGTTGGCGTCGAGGATCAGCGATCCGCTCTCGGCGTCAACCAGGAAGGCCGGCTCGACCGACTGGGCGTTGATGCGGTAGTGGGTCTTGAGGCCGGCGACGATGAGGGCGTCGATCTCCTTGACCGTCTTGTTCGAGGTGGTTCCGGGGACGAACTTGGACATCTTGTTTCTTGCTCCAATGTTTGTTGGCGAACAAGAACTATTTAGCGCCCCTACCAGCTCGCTCTCTCATCGGCCGACACGATCCTGCTGCGCCTGCCGGACATCTCCACGCCGATCCCGCGCTCCGCGAAAGCCTCAGAGAACTCCCTGGAGTGGGTGTCCACCACCAAGTAGAGGTCTCCTTGCTCCTCCATCCACTCCATGAACGCCTCGCGATCTCGCAGCCCCATGCCCTCGAATGGCTCGTCTAGGACCGCCCACCTCGGGCGGTTCGCGCACCTGCCGCCCACCACCGACCGCAGCGCTAGGTCGCACGCCAGCTCCACGCTGGACTGCTGCCCCTCGGACAGGCCATCGTCCCGCTCCTCCCCCTCCACGAGCACGGAGTCGGCGGCCTCGTAGCCGCCAGACGGCGTCTCCTTGGGGTAGAAGCGAACAGTCACGGACGAAACATTGGGGATGCGAGCCAAGATGGCGTTCGTCTCGCTGGTCAGGTCGGCCAGCATCTCGGCAGCAAAAGAGGCCCGCCACTCGCGCTCCCAGGAGGCCAGGTCTTTCTCTTGGGAGATGAGAGCTGTGAGCGCTTCTCTCCTGGCGGAGCAAGAAGCCACCTCCCGGCGAGCAGCCGCGTCGGCCTCCTCTCTCGCCCTGATCTGTCCCTCTTGCCTGGACACGGCCACGAGGCGCTCCTCCCGCCTCGCCCTAGCCGACCGCAGCTCCTCCATCTTGACCGCCAGCCTGGGCTCGACCGGCGGCGAGATGGTCCTGATCTTAGATCGCAAGGCGAGCTCCTTGGCTGCCAGATCTGCCAGCAGCTCGCCGACCACGATCAGCTGACCCCGAGCCTCGGCGCAGTCCCCTTGGCTGGTTGGCCCCCCGCAAGTCGGGCAGGTGCCGGACGCCAAGGCGATCGTTGCCGACAGCTTAGACGAGATCCTGGTCAGCCTATCGGCGTCGCTCCTCACGGAAAGGAGCTCCTTCTGGATCTCCCCTTGCTCGGCCATGGCTGCCCTGTAAATGACGTCCGCCGCCCTCCGGCCGTCCTCGATGGCAGCCACCTCGGCCTCCAGGCGCTCACAGTCGTCGGCAGCAAGCGGGGCGAGAGCAGCTATGGGCGGGGCGGCAAGGGCGCTCTCGGCCCTCCTGATGGCCGCCACAACCGCCCCGATCTCGGCCTCAATCCTTGCGACCTCCGAGCGGGCCGTCCTGCTCATCCTCTCGAACCGACCCAGATCCAGCACCTCCGACAGGAAAGTGGAGCGCTCGCCGGCAGTCTTGTCGAAGAAGTGCCCCCTCTTGCGCTGCTTGCGCCAGGTCAGCGGGGAGACGACCTTGGCCGGGCCGAAGATGGCGGCTAGCCTCTCTTCTGCTAGGTCCCCTTTCCAAGCTTCATCGCCGATCGCCACCTGCACCCTGTCGCCCCTGGAGACCCTCATCTGCCGCCCCCCGACGTCGAAGAGGCACTCCAGGGCGTATCTCTTGGCGCCCCAGGTTGTGGCCTTGGTTGCCGGGGGGCCAACCCCCAAGGTGCTGGATACGGCCGCCAGCAGGCTGGACTTGCCGACGCCGCTGGTGGTCGGGGCGTCCAGGTTCCTGCCCCTGACGATGACGACACCTGATGCCGAGGGGGTTACAGAGAAGGACGACCAGGAGCGGTAGTTTTCGCCGCTCCAGCCGCGAAGCCAGATGTCCATGCTTGGAGTCGTAGCCGGGCAGCTACTTGATAGTGGTCGGGGAGTCGCGGTCCCGCTGGAGGAACACCACATCGGCGACTACCTCCAGCCTGCGGGCCATGAGGCCGGTGTCCACGACGTCGCGCTTCGTCAGCGAGGCGTGTTCAGGGGCGTGAGCGGCCGGCTGACCGCAGCAGATCGGCCTTGACTCACCGTCAAAAGTCAAGAGCTTCTTTTGGCAGATACCGCAGGCGAAGGTGAGCACCACCACCTACCTCCTGTTAGGATCCAATTCATCAGCGATGAAGCGCTCGGCCCCCATATCGGCGGCGATCTTCGCTTCCGCTGCACCGTCGTAGTTCTCGGGGAAAGGCCTCCGCCCGTCGGGACGGAGAATGGGGACTTCTCCCGGCAGTAGGGCGCGCTGGTAGCGGGGGACCTGCGGTCCCGCCTTGATCTTCCCAAACAGGCGGCGCCACAGCTTGACCAGTGCCGATCGGAATCGCTGCCAGCGAGTCTCAGGTTCGATCAGGCAGCTTCCTTCAGCATGAAGACCTCGACAGCGAGCGCAGGTTGTAGTGGTACGCTGCGGGGGAAGTGATTCCATGCGAGCGGCGAGCTCCGAAGAGACCTGCCCGAACATCATCAGGCGGGTGGCGGCCATGAAGTCGGGGTGATTTTGAAAATCCTGGGTGCGCCCTTCCTCGATCGCTAGCCAGACCTCTTGTGGCAGGTCGGCGCCGGCTGCTCGCAACCGGCTGGCAAGCTTAGCCGCTGCTGCCATATTCGCGGTCAATGCTGTGGGAGCGTCATTGATCGCGACGACCTTTTCTGGTTCTTGTTCGTTTTTATCTTGACTCATCTCACCCTCTCTCGTTGGCTTCGTTCGCGCCCTGCGCCACGGCCCGCTGGTGAGCCGTGGCCGCCAATGCTTCTTTGCGCTCCAGCTCGTCATCGCGCTTGAAGGCGATGATGCCCCCAAGGTAGCCCACTGGCATCTGGGCCGCCGCCGACCGCACTGCCCGATCCACGGCCGGCGTGGAGTCCAGGATGCCAGCCTCGAAGGGGTCAATCCAGGTCTTGGTGATGGCATCGAAGATCTCCGGCTTGGCGTCCCGCCAGCCTGCAGAGCTGGCGGATTCGCTTAGGGCCTCCACCTTCTCGATCATCTCCGCTCGGATCTTGGCCACCTCAGCTTCCGAGCAGCCGGCATTCAGCAGCAGCCGGCGGAACGGCTCCCGGAGGGCCTCCACCAGGACCGAGGAGACCTCGGCCTCGTACTGCTCGGAGATGTATCGAGCCATCACGAACAGCCCCCAGCACCCGCCGGGCAAACAGCCCTCGCGGGTGGCGCCGCGTATGGCGCAGATCGCGTCCTCCACCCGGTCCCGGCGCTCCCGGATGTCGGCGTTGCTGACGCCGCAGACCGTGAGCCGGATGAGGCCCCCGGTGAGCTTGGCTAGGCGTTCCTGGGAGTATGTCCGGTCCAGGGACGACGCGGCCCTCTGGACCTGCTTGGAGACCGCGTCGATCCTGGCGGCGAGTTGGTGGCGGTACGGATCCGAGCGCAGCGTCGCCGACTTGTGGGCCGCCCCCTCGAAGGAGGACCGCAGGCGGTCCATCTCGAAGGCCGAGACGCCCGGCCCCAGGCACGACAGCTTCGCCTCCCTGGCCGATACGGGGTCGATGACGGTGGCCCCGACCACGGCGGCGATGTCGTGCATCACCTGCAGCTGGTAGTTCGAGCTGGGGCCCTGCGGGATGAGGCATGGGACGAGCTGCGGGCTGTCCTCCCGGCGGAAGTTCATGAAGAAGCTGGTCAGGACTAGGTCGCTGAACGACGACGCCGCCACGATGACGGTTTTCCCCAGGCGCCGGCACTCGTCCAGCAGCGGCTCGATCGGCTCCGCCTGCTGGGGGTGGCTCTTGCATCCCCAGACGATCCCCTTGCCGGTCACCTCCATCAGCGCGAGGGCCTTCTTGCAGTCCTTCTCCTTGCAGGCCGACGCGATCACCCCCGACTCAGCCCCGTACCCGAGGATCAGGGCGACGTCGTCCCCCTGGTTGGCCTCGTACTGGGCGATCACCTTCTCCAGGATCGGAGTGAGCGACGTCATGCCAGACAGCTTGCCGTGGTAGACGATGACCCGGGGGTTCTCGACCCGGCACACCTCGCGGGCCTGGTCGGTGAACCAGTTCGCCGCCAGGCTCTTGGCCGTGTCCTCCCAGCCGACCGGGAGCGAGTACCCCTCGACCTTCTCGACCTTATATCCCGAGCCCGGCGCCTCGGTGAGCAGGACGTTGCCGCCGTCTCCGGCCATCTGGCTTGCCCTGAGCGAGGCCTCCGCGATGTCCTCATCACCGTTGGCTGAGGTCTTAGCGACGGCCAGGAGGAGCTTGTTGCCCTCCGGATCCAAGCTGCCGTCTGGCAGCCTCATCGTCGCCGCGACGCTCCTCTCTTGCAGGAAGCGAAGGCCGTCCTCGATCATGGCCTGGAGGGTCCGGCAGATCGCCTGGGGGCTCTGGTCGGGGTGCTTGCAGTGCCACTCGTGGACCTTGCCGACGATGCTGGCCGCCAGGATGGTCGCCGTGGTCGTGCCGTCGCCGGCCTCGTTGGCCGTGTGGATCGCCGGGTCGCGGATCGCCTCCATGACCAGATCCATGGCGGCGTTCTCGAACCCCAGCGACTTGTACACCGTGACCCCGTCCTTCGTCAGGAAAGGGGGCAGGCCGTACTCCTGCTTCTCGATCAGGACCGGCCGCCCTCCGGGGCCTAGGGTCGATCCTACGATCTCGGAGACGATCTGCATGGCCTCCAGGACGACCGGGAGTGCCTCGATCGCCTGGATCACTACCTTGGTGGGCTGGGAGCGAACTTTCAGGTGGTTCATGCTGAGGGTATAGCTGTGGCTTTTGATTCTGTATTGTATTAAATAGATCTTGAATTACGATCTGATTACTATATAATATATCTGGATTTGAATATTAATCCTATGTATTTAATTACAGTATGATCTAGATCTATGTATTTAATTACAGTATGATCTAGATCTATGTATTTAATTACAGTATGATCTAGATCTAGGAGATCGATCTCTCAGAAACCCTCCGTAGGTTCCCTTTTAGCCTAGCACACCACGGACACTAAATGGTCGAACCAAATTACTGACTTTACCTAGGGCGACCGGCTACCCCGTGGTCGTGTCCAGTTCTTCGCTAATATGGTCGTCCCCGACCAGGATCGACATCCCCCCGACCCTGGTGGGGCAGGTCCGATCGCTACTGCGGGTGACAGACAAGTCGGCCGACTTCCAGCTCAAGAAGGTAAGGAGGGGCGAGGAGTGGATGCGCTCGTCCCTGGGGGACGAGGAGTACGACAAGAAGGTAGCCGCCCTCGAGGCCAGGAAGGACAGGAACCTCCTGCGAGAGGACAAGACCGGGGCCTGGGTGCCGAGCGGCGTCAGGGGGCTGCTCTCGGAGCAGCTGGGGCTCAAGGTAGAGCGACGGTTCGACCAGGGGGAGATGTCGCCACTGCCCTGGAAGGTAACCCCCAAGGAGCTGCTCGGCGGGAACCCGTTCGCCCACCAGCAGGTGGGCGCCGAGGCGATATGGTCGGGGGCAGGACCGAGCACGGTGGAGCTTCCCTGCGGGACGGGCAAGTCATTGATGTTCGCCCTGATCCTGCGGGAGATCGGCCGCCGGGCGGCGGTTCTGGCTTCCAGCAGGGTGATCGCCGACCAGCTGTACTCGCTGCTGCTGGCCCTGCTCGGGCCCAGGTTCGTCGGGCAGTACAACGGCGACTCGAAGGGGATCGGCAAGCTGATCACGGTCTGCTCGGCCATGGCGACCAAGAACCTGCGGCCAGGCAGCGCGGCCTGGGAGCACCTGTCCGCTGCCGAGGTCCTGCTGGGGGACGAGTGCCACACGTTCGCCGCCGACGTCCTGGAGTCCCAGGCGTTGGGGCTTTTCGCCGGGGCCAGGTGGCGCGGGTTCGCCACGGCCAGCAAGGTGAGGGGCGACGGCCTGGAGAAGATCCTGCTCGGGGTGGTGGGGCCGACCGCCTACGGGATGACGTTCCGCCAGGCCGTGGAGGCAGGCTTGCTGGCGAAGCCGCACTTGGTGTCGGTAGAAGTAGAGTCCGGGGTGGAGTACTGGTCCAGGGACGCCGACCGCATGACCAGGGCCCACCTGTACGAGTCGGAGGCCGTAGCCAACCTAGCCGCCGACATGACCAAGGGGCTGATGGCGGCCGGGTACTCGGTCCTGCTGCTGGTCGACGAGTTCCCCCAGGCCGCCATGCTGGCGGAGAGGCTGCCGGGAGTCCTCGTGATGCACGGCGGTACGGGCTCCTACTCAGTGACGCTGGATCTCGACGGCGTCGAGCCGATGGAGGTCTCCCCCGGGCGGGTGCTCCGATTCCGGGATGGGCCCATGTCTGCCGAGTCGGCCCTGGAGGCGTGGAGAGCGGATCGCGAGGCGGTCTCCGAGCTACTGCCGGTGGAGGGCGATGGCGCCCCGCTGCGGGTCCTGGGTATCAAGAAGTCGACTGAGACCGGGCAGCAGCTGCTGCCGGCCCACCTGCGAGATCGCGAGGTGGCCGACGTCCAGCGCGCCTTCAACGAGGCCGAAGGCCCTACCGCCATGATCGCCACCTCGGCCGGAAGGGTCGGGGTTGACATCCGGCCGGCCAGGAACATGGCCCTGTTGTACTTGGTCGGAGGCACCAGCGAGGTCTCTCTGGTGCAAGGTATGGGGAGGGCAACCAGGCCGCAGGGCAAGGATCACTTCTTGTTCGTCGATTTTCGCGTCCCGGCCCTGGATCGCCATTTCCTGGCGAGGAGGGAGATCCTGGAGCGGATGTGGGGCAGGCCGACGGAGGTTTCCGTCGAGCAGGTCAGGAAAGTCTGGGGAAGATCATGAGCGACCAGAGGGAGAAGACGCACCGCGAGCTGTTCGCGGAGCAGATCCGGCGGGCCCAGGCCCCATTCGTCAAGGGGCTGAGCCGGCCGAAGTGGGCGGTGGAGCAGCTGCGCCTGCAGAACGAGCAGGTCCCCACCCTGATCGCCGCCGAGCGCAAGTTCGTGGAGGCGACGAGGATGGCCCCGCGGCTGCGGGAGGCGATCCTGCGTGGGCTGATATCCTCGGTGGAGGAGCGCGGGCGGGTGGCAGCGGCTAGGGCCTACTTCCGGGAGCGCAACGAGGTATACAACCGGGAGGTCATCCCGGCCGTGGCCGGCGGCAGGTGGGAGGATCTGGACAGCTTCGCCGTCAACTGGGCCTACGTGGCTTGGAGCTGGAGCTTCGTCCAGGTGGCCGACCAGGAGAGGCTGGCCAGGGCCCTGAACGGGTCCAAGCTGCCGCTGGTCGCCAAGCCGCTGGTCGAGGGTAAGCGCGGCGGGGTGCGCCGGGAGGTGGTCGAGGCCATGCTGGCGGCGACCGAGCTGATCGTCAAGACCAGGCACGACCTCGTGACGACCAACCTGCAGCTCATCGCCGACCGGGCCAGGGCGTTCAACGCCGTCACCCCGGCGACCAACCAGGCCGACATCATGGATCACATCTCCACGGCCTCGGAGGGCAGCCTGGCCGGCATCGACAAGATGATGCTGGAGGCCAGGCCGATGGCCCACTGGCCCGAGACGTGGCACCCGGTGGAGGGGTTCGTGTACTGGCGCGGCGAATCGGCTGGCGAGGGCGACGAGTTCGTGTTTCCCGAGTTTGCCCAGTCCGGCTACCGAGTGAAGGGGCACCACACCGCCGAGAAGCACCAGCCCAAGGTGAAGCGGCCCGAGTGCCCGGCCTCGGTGTTCAGGACGACGACGATAGGCCGGATCGGCGGCAAGCTGATCCAGACCTACTCGCAGACCCACATGCACCTCGGCCCAGGAGACAAGCGCCTGCTGTATCAGGCGAACAAGATCGCGGCCGAGTACTCGGAGTCCGGGACGCCGGACTACTCGGCGATGGCGGAGAGGATCATCCTAGATCGGGTGCTGTGGAACTTCGCCAAGCGCGCCGGCGTAGAGGTCAGGGATATCGCCCGGCCGGTCATAGATGAGTCGAAGCGGACGGGACTAGACGGGGCCGTGGGGGCGATCAGGGCGGCGGTGAGGGTTCCGGTGCCCAAGAAGTTCGAGGGGTCGGCGGAGGCGGCGTGCGTCGCGACCTGGCGCCTGTGGGAGGACGCCCTCGCCGAGCTACCCAAGATAGTGGCCGCCGCCAAGCGAGCGGCGCCAACCAGGGATCAGGTCTCGGAGATCATGCTCTGGAACTCCACCGTCCCGGTCGTGAGCGACGAGGGTAACGACCGGCTGGTGGAGGGCGGGGCCTACGCCGCCCCAAGATCCACGGAGCCGGATGCGGCCTACGAGGAGGAGGAGCAGCGCCAGGAGATAGGCTTGGCGCTGATGCAGCAGCCGCTGCTGAACCGCAAGCTCCTGGTCCTGCTGGGGTTAGCACCCCTAGAGTGCGTCCTGCCGTCGGCTAACGGTGCGGCATGAGGCCGTCGTCTCCGTCGTCGTTCGTCTGCAGGGATCGCATCATGGTCAAGCCGCCCCTCGCCGCCCAGAAGTCGAAGGTCATCGTGGCTTCGTCCGGCAACACCGAGATCCAGGTCGTCGAGATCGTCGTCGGGACGATGGACTGCCCGAGGGGTTGGTTCGCCGCGGTGGAGAGCGGCGCCCTGGGGGATGGCGGCAGGCGGTCGTTCCTGGGTGAGGAGGTCATCGTGGTGCCCCTCACCCACGTCCTGGCCGTGTCTTGCCCCGATCCAGCAGAAGCTTCGGCCGCCTAATGACGGAGCTGGTGGTAGTCGGTGACGTTCACGCCACCCCCACGGAGCTAGATGAATGCGCTCAGCTGCGGGACTTCTTGCTGCACGTACTGCAGGAACGACCAGAAGCTCTTGTAGTTTTTCTTGGCGACCAGACCGACAAGAACGACTCCCTCTCTGTTCGGGTCATGGAGTTCTGGCGGCACATGGCGACGGCCATCTGCGGCCGGATATGGCGTAAGCCAGTTTTCTTAGTCGGAAATCACGATCAGGTCTCCCCGGGCTCCAGAGAGAGCGCCATGTCCGCCTGTCGCGATCTAGCGACGGTAGTGGACTCCTCGGAGAGGATCGGCCCCATTCAGCTCGTCGCCTACTCGGCCGGAGCGGAACAGTTTGCCGAGAGGTGCGGAGATAGAGGGGGGCTTCTGGTATGCCACCAGGATCTGGCCGGAGCATCGTACGACAACGACTTCAAGTCGAAGTCGTCAATCGTGCCTCCTCCCTCATTCGCTCAGGTCATCTCCGGTCACCTGCACGTACCCCAGGAGTTCGGGCGGATCTGGTATCCGGGATCTCCTAGGTGGCGGTCAGCCAGGGACGCCTCGGTTGCTGAAAGAGCGATCTGGTGGGTGAAGGTATCTGAAGACGGCAGGATCACCGATCGGGCTCCCTACGATACCAGCGGCGTCTCTAGGCGGGTGGTGGTAGTCCGGGAGAGGGAGGGTGGGGAGCTGGCGACCAACCTGAACGACAGGACGGTCGTGGAGGTGTCCGGCAGCCCGGAGTACGTCCAGCGCCGCCGCCGGGAGCTGGAGGGGACTGGGGCGAGGTTTAGGGGCCTGCCGGAGGTCAGGACCGCACCGAAGGTAAAGGAATCAGACGGGATAGCCGGCTCGATTCGTGCCCACCTGGCAACCTACAAGCCGCCCGCCGGCACCCCGATAGGTGTCCTAACGTCGATAATCCGAGATCGTGCCGGGGTGGACCTATGATGCCAACGATCGCCGACATCACCAAGATGAGAGAGCTGACCGAGGCGACCGGGGCGATGTCGTCCTTCCAGGACAGGCAGGTACGCCTCTCGGCGGCCGTCTTGTTCGCTCCGGCTGAGGTCAAGATCTCGTGGGACGGCAAGATCGGCACCCCGAAGCTCGTCATGGAGTGCGGCTCCCCGCCGCCGGAAGCTCCGGGACGACAGAAGAAGGCCGTCACCAAGATGGTCGATTCCCTCCGGGAGCTGCTGGGGGCTGGCGCCTCCTTCGAGTTCAGGATCGGGAAGAGAACCCTCACCTTTGCCTCCCCAATCTCGCCGGCAGATGAGCGACAAGAGACCGACGGGACTGGACTGGGAGGAGGTGGCCAAGCTGCAGCTGCGGGACAGCGAGCTGAGGGTCCTGCAAGCGTGGGCGGCCGACCCCAAGGCGGGAGCGGTGGCGCCGGAGACGGCGGCCAGGATGTTCTCCCTATACCTCCAGGGGCAGTCGTGCAAGGAGATCCAGCAGCAAGAGTGCTTCCGGGGCTTCACCCACGGGGCGATCGTACACGCCCGCGTCGTAGGTCGGTGGGATGAGGCCGTAGCTGAGGTCCGGGAGAGGATCCGGCGCTCCGTCCTGGACCGAGCGGTACACGTCGGTCAGGAGTCGGCGCACGTCATCCTGGACGTGCTGGCCTGTGCCAACAGGAGCCTAGGGGAGAAGGCGAAGGCCTACCTGGCCGGCGAGACCACCAAGCTCCCGTTGCCGGTTGACGCGGTGGCCCACTACAAGGCCCTCGTCGAGATGTATTCGCAGTTCGCCGAGGGCGAGGCGAAGAAGATACCGCCGCAGGTCGAGGTGTCCGCTCCCGACAGGGCGGAGCCTAAGCTGGAGGTCCGCTCCGATCGCGACGAGCTGCGACTGATGGCGATGCAGGCTCGCCGGACCGCTAAGCCGCCGGCGGAGGCGTAAGGTGGCGAAGAAGGCCGCGGGTAGCCGGCTGGCTGCCGAGGAGATGCGCCGCCGGCGCTTGCTGTTCCAGACGTGTCGCACCCAAGAGGAGCTTCGAGACTGGCAGCTGGCTTTCTTCGGCCTGGAGCTACCGGAATGCACGGTAGATCCCGACTCCGACTCGAGCCCGGCCGCCTTGGAGTGGGAGGTGTACGAGCTGGCGCTCCGCGGAGGGAGCGAGGAGGTATCCGAGATCATGGGGTACGCCTCTCGCGACAGCTACAAGACGCTGGTGTCGGCGGCGCTGGAGGTCCTGATGGTCTTTCATCACCACCGGGACGTAGTTCACCTGGCGGCCATCGAGAGCCAGTCGCTGAGGGCCCAGAAGTACGTCCGCAAGTTCTTGGAGCGCCCTACGCTCCGAGACTTCATGGTCGGCGAGGACAACAAGCGCAAGCTGGGGGTGACGTGGTATCAGCTCGGCGACACCTACCTGACGGCCGGTGAGTGGAAGCTCCTGCCCGGAGAGGAGCGCGATCGGTATCAGCATCACAACTACGAGATACAAGTCGTAGTCTGTACGACCAGCGGCGTTCAAGGTCCACATGGGGAATTTATGTGTGTCACGGGCGATACGCACGTAATTGTTCGAGATGATTCTGGAACGAATCGAAAGAGGCGGACTTATCGCGCGAACGGCTTGTACAGGATGTTGGCCGGGCTGAACCCTAGTGGCAACTGGGCGCCAGAAGAAGGTTTGATTAGATCTCCGGCCGTAAAGATGCATGCCTTATCGATGAATTTTCGTACAGGCGAAGCAGAATGGAAACCAATCACTGCTGCCGTCTGTAAGCGATCAGAGGTACTTGATATCAAGACCTCAAATGGAGAGATCTCTGTTACTGCCGATCACCCCTTGTGGGTCATTGGCAAGGGTTTTGTGGCGGCCAGGAGTATAGTTCCGGGAGATAGGTTGGTCAAACTCGGCAAGGGTCAGCCCTGGGCCGGCCCCTTGCTAGAGGAGGTGCAAGGGGCAACTATTCAAGATGGTGATATCTGGGAGCAAGTGGTCCTTGGGTCGCTTTTAGGGGACGGAGCTCTGCACTGTAGGCCAGGCAACAATCCGAACTTCTACGAAAATCACAGTCAAGAGCAGGCCGAATATCTGGCGTGGAAGAAATCGATCTTGCTTCAGAGGGTCAACGTAGTTGATACGTCTCCGGTCAGCGGGTACACTCAACAGCCCCTGGTAGGGATCAAAACCGGAAATAGCGCGCTGTTTAAGCCATTTACTCAAGTAAGATCTGAACTTGAGGGAGTCGACAAGCTCACTCCATTAGGGTTGGCAATTTGGTACATGGATGATGGGTGTGCCGGGAATGTATTCCGGCTTTCAACCGAGTGCTTTACCAAAGAACAGAACGAAAAGCTAGCAGATAAACTAGCTACACTATTCGACATTCACGTTGTTGTTGGATCTTATGAGCGTGACAATAAGACGTATTATTACTTGCGCGGAGGAGTTGCAGAGAAGCGTAGACTTAATGAACTATGTGGCAAGCACATTCACCCCTCAATGGCATACAAGTTCGATACGTCAAGCAATTGGCGCCCTTGCGTAGTTTGTGCTAGACCGTTCTGGTTCATAGATGCTGGCACGGCTGCCATAACCTGCCAGCAGGGCTTCTGCCGAGCGATCCATGCCGGGTCGCTGCTGACGGCAGAGGTGCAGTCTGTGGTGCCAGCCGGCAGGCAATGGGTTTTTGATTTCACCGTCGCAGATAATCATAATTTTTGGGCTAATTCCTTCTTTAGCCGGAACTGCGTTGACGAGGTGGACGTCATCCCCAACCCCTCGGCCTACCAAGACGCCAAGATGATCCCCGGCGAGCGCACGGACCGCAAGCAGCTGCCGATCACTCTCAAGATCTCTACCCGCAAGAGCGCCTTCGGCCTGGTACAGCAGGAGATCGACCAGGCCCACAAGACCAAGATGGTCGTCCGCCACTGGAACGTCCTGGACGTGACCCAGCCTTGCCCTCCGACCCGCCACAGGCCGGATCTTCCTCGCCTGCCGATCTACGTCGACCCCAAGGAGCTGGAGGCGATAGACCAGGCCGGGTACGACACCACGCCAGATGATCGCAAGGGGCGCTTCCAGAAGCTGGAGGGATACGGGGGGTGCCTAAAGAACTGCCAGATGTTCGCCGCCTGCCGCGGCCACCTAGCAACCAGGCAGCTCTCCACGGCCACCACGCTCAAGAGCGTCAGCGCCACCCAGCTCGCCTTCAAGCGCCTGGGCGGGTCGCCGGACGTCGCTAGCGCCCAGCTGTTGTCGCGCAAGCCGTCGTCGGAGGGCCTGATCTATCCCCGTATCGACGCCGACGTACACGCCCTGACGGCGGAGGAGCTGCTGTGGCTGATCGCCGAGCGCCGCGTTGAGGGGGCGACCCCCCAGCAGCTCGCAGACATCCTAATAGGCGAGCTGGGCGGAGAGTGGGTGGGCGGGATCGACTTCGGGTACACCCACAACTTCTCCGTCTCCGAGCTGCTGGTGGTCAAGCCGTGGGCGATCGTGTTCGACTTCTTCGAGTCGGCCGGCCTGGAGCTGGAGCAGCAGATCGCGCTCTGCGAGGAGCGCGGCGTCCTGGCTCGCAACCCCAGGATCTACCCAGACATGGCCTACCCGGGCTCGATCGCCGCGTTCTCTCGCCGCAAGTTCAAGATGGTCCGCTGGAAGAAGGGGCCGGGCAGCGTCGCCGATGGCATCCAGATCACTCGAGGCAAGTTACGCCCGACCATGGGGCAGCCCGAGCTGCTGTTCCTGCGGCAGTCGCCGGGCGCGATGAGGCTGATGGAGTTGCTCTCCAAGTACCACTTCACCAAGGACGCTCAGGGCAACTGGACCGACGTTCCCTCGGAGGACGGCGACGACGGCCCGGACTCCCTCCGGTACGCCGTCCAGAACACCTTCCCGTCGCAGGCGTCGGGGGTGATCGTCGCGTCAGCCTCGCCGCCGGTTGCCGTGGGGGCTCACGGATCGGACGACATCCAGCAGCAGTGGTTCTCGCAGATGATGCAGCACGTCGGGGGTTCGTACGACCAGCTGCGGCTCGATCAGGGCGTCAGGATGGTCAAGAAGGGGCGGGCGGTCATCCTGTCTTGATGCTATAGTTTAATTATGACAATTTATGCCATTCCCTCGCCTGCCGAAGTTCTTACGCACGGTATCGGCTCCCTTTGGAAGACAGAGGAAAACAAACTACTCAGGGTATACTCCAACGGATTTCAGTACGTTTGTTGCAGTTCGTTTTTGGTTGCAGTCACCGAGCTGATCGCTGGTTTGCCTCCTATCAAAATCTGTCCTTTGAGAGAGGATTTATCTGAAAGGCCATGGGCGGAGATATCTTCTTGGATTGATTCTTGCCGACCAACAAACTGGCCTGATCTTCGGAAGAAAATGGTAGAAGACAGCATTCATAATATAGAGAAACTATGGTCTCCTGAAGAGATGCGTCAACTCCATTCTGCCCTCGGAAGAATCTTATCTTTGTGACGACCCAGCAGTACTCCTACTCCGCGTCGCTGACGGTCTTTGATTCCGGCGGCAACCGCTCCGTGTCGCCGCCCCTAGCGATTCGCGGGAGTTGCGCCTCCCCCTTCGAGACCGGGGCGAGCATCCAGCCGGGCGATACTCACACGTTTTTCGACGGCACCAGGACGATCGCGGCCGACAACACCACTGTCCTCACCTTCACGCTCTCCCCGCTCAACGTGGATCCCATCTACCGCTTCACCTGGAGCGGCGGGACTCGTCCAGGCTTCCGCACCGATCGCAACATCGATCTGTCGACGCAGTCCGTCACGGTGGCCGTCAGCGCCAACGAGACGATCTCCCTATCGGCGAGCGCCGGCAGCTTCTCTGCCGTGCAGGTGGCCGACGAGGTGATGATTCCCGGGGTTACCACCGGAGATCCGGCAGGTCCGTTCTCGGAGGCTAACGTCGGTCGCTGGATCGTCCTCTCCAAGAACGGCACGTCCTCGACGCTGCAGATGTCCAGGCCGACAGGAACGTCGTTCTCGGCGCTGGGGCAGACGGTGACGGTGGCTTCCGCCGCTCAGGTCGTGGCGATGTCTCCCGGTCCGGTGCGGGTCGGCGACTCGGTCAGGGTGACGAGCGGGTTCTCAGGCCCCATCCGGCGCTCCTACGTCGTCAGCCAGGTCGCGCCGGACTGGTTCGAGATCGTCACCTCCGAGTCGCTGCCGCTGGTTGAGGTCGGAACCGCCGGGACCCCTCCGGTCTTCTACTCGAACGCCAAGAGCTTCGTGTCGATGACGTTCGATCAGGAGATGTCGGCAGAGGTCAACGGGGCCTCGCCGCAGCCTTGGTCGCCGATCTCCCCGGGGCAAGCGCCGGGGTATTGGGCCCAGACCGGCCCGGTATGGTCCCTGAAGGTCACCAATCGCTCCGCCCAGACGCTGGTAGCCCTGCTGCAGGGGGCGATCTAGTTGAGGTGCCGAGATCCTTGGTGCGACACCTGCTGCCTACGCCGCACCGATCGGGTTGGCGGCAGGCGCACCGCGAAGTGGGCGCGAGTTCGCCGGCTGCGATCCAAGCGTCGTCGTCGGGAAGACCGAGCGGCCGTCTTCTCGTAAATCTCGCGGGCGATGGCTCGCAAGAAATCCCCTCCTCCCCCGACGGCGGGCTCTAAGAGCCTGGCCAAGATCGAGGCCCCCACGACGATCTCCCTGGCCAGCGGCGGGGCTATGCCCGACGCGGCCAGCCGGCGGCGGATCAGCGTGATCGATGTCGGCCCCAACACCGACGAGGAGCGCCAGGACCTCCAGAAGAAGGAATGGTCGGTCCTGGAGTCGAAGCCCCACCAGCTGGCCTTCCGCCTCGACCCCCACAACCACAACGCCGACTACACCTGCCTCTACCGGATCAAGCCGAAGGGCATTCCCGACCCCATCCTGAAGCAGATGGCGATCGGCGACTCCCTGGTCGGCACGATCGTCAGGGCCCGCGAGAATCACGCCTCGGCGTTCGGCAAGCCCCGGGCGGACCGCCTGTCGATGGAGTACTACTTCGAGTGGCGCGACAAGCGGGAATACGACAACATGCCGGCGCAGGAGCGGGACCGCTGGCGGGAGCGCCAGGACCGCGCCAGCTCCATCCTGCTCACTTGCGGTAGGACGGACGGCTGGAGCAGCTCCGAACAGTGCTCGTTCGGCCGGTGGCTGGCGGAAACGACCCACTCCGCCCTGACGGTAGGGCGCATCGCCACCGAGCCGGTTTTCGTGGACGGAGCCGACGGCGAGCCCGAGTTCCACTCCTTCCGGCCGGTGGACGCCGGGACGATCTTCCCGACCAACAAGGCCACGGCCAGGGGCGGGGACGCCATCCGGCAGCGCTCGGAGCAGCTGCTCCGGCACCTCACCGGGGATCAGGACCTCGTCGTCCCCGAGGACGAGTGGGATGAATATGAGTACGTACAGCTCATCGACGGAAACCCGGTCCAGGTGTTCACCGACGACCAACTGTTGACGCGGACGATGTTCCCGGTCCCGGACGTAGAGTATCAAGGCTTCCCCGTGACCCCGTGCGACATCGCCGTCACGGAGATCCTGACCCACCTCTCTATCGGGCGCCAGAACCAGCTCTACTTCCAGAACGGCCGGGCGGCCCGCGGCATGATCGTCGTCACCTCCGAGGAGGTCGATCCAGACATGCTGATGCAGATGCGGCAGGCCTTCATGGCATCGATCAATGGCGTCAGCTCGGCCCACCGCATGCCGCTGTTCGGCCTGTCGAAGGACGACTCGGTGCAGTGGGTGCCGATCGACAACTCCAGCCGCGACATGGAGTTCCAGTACCTGAACGACAACACGTCCCGGGCGATCCTGTCGGCGTACGGCATGTCGCCAGATGAATTGCCTGGATTCGCTCATCTTTCTCGTGGTACGACCAG